CTCATCCCTGATATATTCAGGTAATTGAAACGGTACTAACAGTGAAGTTTTTTGATTATTTGGTATCATTTAACTTGTTTTCGTTATCATGTTTACTGTTATCGCGGAAGGATCATATGGATCAATTGTTATAATGCCATTGTATGTAGATGATACATTTTTAGATACAGGTTTTACACCTATAACCAATTGACCTAATGGGTTGTTAACACCTAATGGGTTAAAGTTATATAGTTTTATGACACCCAGAGTGTAATCAATTGTGCCTATATTCGAATTCAGAATTGTTTTAATATTTTGGTTATTATTATAATATGTTCTTAGTGTTCCGTAACGACCTTGTAAATTTGCCACCGCAGCTCCAAGTGTACCCTTTGTGTCACCTGTGCCGTTCGTTATAACAACAATCGCGCTTGTGTATCCAGAACCTGCTGAATCCACAACAATACTCTTAATAGAACCAGCAGATAATACAGCATGTGCTGTTGCACCTGTTCCATCACCATAGATTGTTACAGTCGGAGTTGTCTGGTAACCAAAACCAGGATTAACTAATGATATAGTATCTATTCCATTCGTAGTTGCAGGAACTTCTTCAATGTAAACTCCAGTTATCGTATTACTGTAATTATTAGGATCTCTGAATGACATGTCAGGTGAACTATTAACACCAGACAACAGTATACCTTTTTGTAGTGGTGTGTTGAAATAAAAATTGTAGGTATTCGGACCTGATAGATTTGGATAAAACTTTTTCTGTAAAAATAAGTCAAAATCACTTGTTATGATTGAGTTATCATAAGTTTGTATAGCACTCAATAATCCATAATTGTTAAATGTTGAGTTAAATGAGTTTAATGTTGCATTACCAAAATTACTAATTGTTGCATTTATACCTGTACTTAACTGTTGTGAAGTTAAGGTGGTTTGAGTTGGGTTATAATAAACCGAAGCAACAATACTTAAATATGTGTAATCCGGATCAACAATTGTTGGCACCACAGTCAAGACTGATACAGGTTTAATAACCTCCTCGATTAATCTTTGTTTTTGTGTGTCTGTTAAAGAGTATGCACCTGTTGGTTTAAGACTGATGAACACTTGCCCATATACAGGAGGTGTATTTTCTTCTCCACCCCATACGTTAACAGCATCAAAAGAGAAACCCAAACTATTTTGTTGAACTACAGTTATGTAATCTTGTTTACTAACAGCTCTATTCTGTGATGAAAATGCTTTTGGTGCTTGGAATTTAATAGAACTGATAGATTCTCTATTTCCACCAGCAGAAGCTGGTAATACGGGAGATATGGTTACGGTTCCATAACCTCCTATTGTGTCCATCAGAGCAAAATTGTTTGCACCAGCTGCGGCCGCACCTTTAGAGGACAAGAAAGAAACATTGATTATATTACCATCTGTCAATTGTTTACCCAAGACACTATCACCAAAAACCAATTGATAATTTCCGGTTATTCCCTCTTGAAGGAAGTAAACATTACTAGTACCTGTCAATGTAAGGTAGTTTGATGCTTGCGTGAAAACGGTGTATGAAGTATTGGAACTTGATTGTTGCACAGAAACCAACAATGTGGTTGTGTCAATATTGGGATCCGTTATTTCAAATGTGTAAGTTGGATTCGTTGAAGAATTAACTGTGAATGAATAATTTGATGCTACCGCTTGTTTCAAAATAATATTTTGGAAGGAAGCAACATTATTTGCTGTGTTTACCGTGGTATCTGTTGTTGTTAGGAATGTGTAGTTGACACCATCAATAGCTTCTGACATGAATTTTGTATACTTTGGTAGTGTCAGAGAGCTGGTACCAACACCATATATATTCATGTTTATTTCTGCGGTTGGTGCAATAACTGATTTTGGTGTGTATCCCATTAATTTTGCGTGTGATACAACTGAACCTCTTTGGATTGCGGAATCCAAAAACATTTCATTACCAACCATGTTCAGGTAGAATGCATTATATTGTGTGTTATATGCCAATAAATCCAACAAAACGGATAATGCGGAACCACTGTAGTCATAGTCTTTTAGTACATTTTGACTTTGGAGGAAGGTGACAAAATTACTCTTGATTGCATTAAAATCAAGTTCTGATAGTTGAATATTTGTATTTGAGGATGCCATTTAACGGTTCCGTTCTAGTAATAGATTGACAGCTGTTGGTGTTGTATTGTTGCCTATGAAAAAGGTCACTCTCACATAGAAAGCGTTGTTATCAGGCACAGCATCAACATTAATATCTGAAATTGTAGCTCTTGGTTCGAAATTACTAATGACATTGCTGATTTCCTGTTCAATGGCATGAGCCGTGACTGGTGAAATGTTTTCAAATAGCAATCTGTTAATGTTTGAACCTAGTTTAGGTTGAAATGGTCTCTCATAGAAATTAGTAAGTAATAGATTCCTTACAGACCTTATAACAGACTGGTCATCATAACTCAAAACTATATCTCCTTTACCAGGATGTTTGGTAAAAGTCATATCAATATCAGTAAATATTTTTTTAAGTGTGGACATATTCTTCTATTTATTAAGGTATTTTAAATACTAATACCACCAGCAAAATTACCGGAACCGCCGGAACTGACACTTCCTCCGGTACTCAATGAACCACCTACACTGGTTGAACCACTTGTACTCAATGCACCTTGCATATTTGTATCTCCGTTTATGGTAACCGAACCGGTTATATTGACAGGACCTGTTAAATCAAATTCTGATGCTTTAGCTAAAACTTTACCTGTGACATTAATATTCGCATTCTTACTAACGGACGCTGTTAACCCACCGATCACATTCAGTGTTGCGTCACCACCAACAGTTATGTGACATTTACCTGTTACACTTACATGATCATCACCAGCAATCAGTTCATAATTTGAACCCACAACCTTTATAACCTTGGAACCATCAGGTCTAATTTCTTCATATGTACCCATTCTATGTGCAATATGAATTCTTTCTGCACCTTTGGTGTCATCAAATTCCATTGCATGGCCAGATTCGGTATCCAACACTCTATTATATGGAACAACGGTTGCATATGTGGGTGCAGGTTGATCCCATGAACCACCGTCAGCTGTTTTTATACCGGTTTGTACGTTATTCCTTTCGGTTCCAATTATGGTCTGGTCTATATTTTCATTTCTAGCCAGTCTACTCGTTGTTGGTTCGTTTAACCTGTTAGGATACACTTGTGGAGATTGTCCTACAGGTGCAGGTGTGTTCGAAATTACACCAGCAGTTCTCTGGTCTGAAAACCCAGAACCTTGGTTTGGAGTGTATCTAGGAACACCAGGTAAAACACCCAAATAAACTGGAAATTGGCCAGATTCACCATCAAAGAAGAATCCCATGACATATGCACCTTCTTTTGGTGTCTTAAATGTGTCAGGATCATTGGTTATTGGTTGGGCCCAAGGTAAATCAGCGGATGGTATTAATTGGAGATTATCAGTGTGCCAACCGAATATTCTAATTTGGCAACGTCCAAGATTCAAAGGATCCAGTCTATTTTCAACCACACCCATCCACCAAACGAATCCGTTCATACCCATGAAAGTGTTATTTTGCATTATGTAAGACCTTTAACGGTATTTTTCCACAAAGATGATGTGTTATCTGGTGTGTTATACTGGTTATTTCCAGAATCTTTGATAATCTCAATGGTGGTCTTGTAACTTCCTATGTTTATCGTATGTTTAACAGCGGATACAAGATAAGTGCCTGAATAAAATGAATCTTTATCTTTACCAGTTTCTGTTGAAGCCATCGATAACAAGTCGAAATTAATTAAGGAACCAGCACATACACCGGGATCACCAGCAACAACCAATTTCAATTTGTTATAATTTGCAAGACTCAATTGTGCATTCCTGAAAGGTAATGAACTTTCAACAAATATATCTTTTGCATAATAACCAGGTTTGTTACCAATATAGGAAACATCCTTATGACCTCTGTTTGTGAATGAAACTTTATACACAGCATCCTGTGTTTCATAAATCGCATCACCCAATCTGTTCTTTGTTCCGTTAATTACAGGCCACTTGTTCAATTTCGATGAATTTGCAAAATAGTTTATGTAATTAAAATCTGTTATACTATAGTTTTGTGTCAATGGATCGACAGTCAATACTCTATTTGCAAATGCACCAGAACCAATTGCATCCAATGTGTCAAAGGTGTTAACAAATTCATATGTTATAACGTTGTAAAACTCTGAATCTGGTGATTGTTGCACATTTTTTGGATTGTAACGATATGTTCTATATGCGTTTTGGTTGAATAGTGTCTGTAATGAACTGAATTGAAATCCGTTTTGATTTTCAAAGAACAACATATCCGAACCGATTACATTAGGGCTTCCTGATTGTGCATAGT